CCTGAGATTTACCTATACCTGAGCCTGCACAGAATGTAGTTATCTCACCTTTTCTAATACCATGTGTTAATCTATTTAATCCTACAAAAGGATAATCAACACTTTCATTATGTTTAGGTGTAACTAATCTTTCATACAAGTCAGACCCATCAATAATATCATCAGGTCTCCAAACCTTTGCGTCCCAAAAAGCACTAATTAATTCTTTAGTACGTTTTTGTTGTAGCATTTCATTAGGGTCTTTCAAGGGTAACTTAGCTACCTTTACTTTACCTACGGGTAATATATGTGCGGCATCTTGAACAGCTTGTTGTCCTACCTCGTCCATATCAAACATAAGAATAACTTCTTCAAATTTATTAAGCCATTCTAAATGACGTTTGAACATAGCTTTTGCATTCTGTGCACCCGCAGGTAATGAAACAACTTGCCATTTGTTATCACCAATAACTTGGCTTACAGTCAAACAATCTATTTCACCTTCAGTAATAGTTAATTTTTTACCACCATTTTGAAATAGATGTTGACCATAAAAGTTTGTAGGACTTCCAATACATTTGAAAGTTTTATCTTCAAACCTTAATTTTTGTGCAACTGGTTGTCTTTCACTATTATAATAAGTTGCTATATGGCATGGTTTATTTTCACACTTACCTATTTTATACCCATATCTTTTACAAGTATCTTCATTAATACCTCTAGCTTTTAAAGGAAAAAAAGAACCCTCTAAAAAATTAGAAGGTGTATGTATAACTTTATCAACAACTTTGTGAGCAGGTTTAAACTCCCCACAACTAAAACATTTTGTAGAACCATCCTTGTTTAATGCTAAAGCATCACTACTCCCACATGTTTTACAAGGCATATGTATCCTTACAAAATCCAACTCCTTGGTATATTCCTTTGACACCATTTAAAACCTTTCTTATCACACCATTGTGCGTATGTTGTTTTACTCCTTTTACTCAACCTGTTGTGTGCATTCATAAAACAAAATCTAATATCTACTTCAGGGTGAGCTTGTTTAATCTTCAAATGCTTTGACCTATCTGCTCCAGTAAAGTAACCTTTAACTTCAATAATAATTCCATTAGGTAAAATAAAATCAGGCTTATACTTTCTTTCTACAATGTAGGGTAAAGAAAGTGATTCGTAGGAAAAGGCGACACCCTCTTTTGATAAAGCGTCAGCCACCATTTCCTCGAACCTAGACCTATATTTATTAGAAGTTTGGGGCATCCTCGATGACCACTTCTTCAAAACTTTCGCCTTGTGTAAAGCCTGACTCCTTACTAAAACCATGACCACTTGTAGTGTATTCAACTAGTTCAAGTATTTGAGCGGCTTTCAAACGAAGTGTATAACCAAAGCCTTGACTTGGTACATGCCAAAAATATGGTTGTACCGATAGTTTTATCTTAGACCCTGAACCAATGTTGGGCTCATTGGTTATTGGTTGTACATCTGCGTCATACAAAGCAATTTTAAACTCAATCACATCGCCTTGTTTTGATGTAGTTTTTGCAACTTGCTTTGCATTTATTTCATGTTCACCCTCTGCATTAATACGCACAGGTTCTATTGCTTTTTTAATTGCATCCTTGCCTTGAGCAATACAATACTTGTGATACTCTTGCTCAATCAAAGGTTGTAGTTGAGCTCTGAAAGCATTGTAGTCTTCTTCACTCACTATTAATTTACAACTAAACAATCCATCAGGATTGAATTTTGTATCAGGCTTTACTAGTTTTGGGTAAACCGCTTTGCCTGCGGGTGTTGCTATGGTATTAGCCATAATAATTCCTCCATTGTTATGTTATATCCTCGCACCTTACGAGAAATCTATTATATAATGTTACAAAAGCTTTCATCACTACTTGTGGTTGACATCCATTTCCCAACAACCTAAGTCTGTCCAACCTACAGTCAACCCCATAAGTTGTTCTACCCAATTTGGATTTAGTTCTTGGTTCTTCCCAGTTGAATTGGTCTTCGTTTTGTCTTGCGACAACATTCCTTTTCTCGCCAACGCACTCAAACAAGTCGTTGCTTGACTGTTTCCTTTCAACGCATATTTTTGTTCGTCGCTTGCCACTGGTGTTGGATAATTTTTTAATTCCAAAGACGAACACTCTTTGCCTTTGGTGCGGGTAGCCGACTTCAGACGAAGAGAATATTCCTGCTGTTGCTTGGTAACCCAATCTTTCCAAGTCTGACAAGACATACTGGAGAACTGATTGTCCTTCTGCTGTTCTGCTTGAGATAATTCCTTTGACGTTTTCAAAGAAAACTGAAGTTGGGTTGCATTGTTCAATTCCTTTACTGATGAAGGGATAGATGTGCCTATCATCATTAACTCCTTTTCTAAGTCCTGACGAACTGAATGATTGGCAAGGAAATCCCGCTGACAAAATAGATACTTTTCCAAAAAACTTTTTATAAGGGAAGGTTTTAACATCCGAGTAGATAGGTGCCGCATCCAACTGTTCGCTTTCCATCTTCTGAAGCAAGTTACAGATGGCATATGCTTCCCTCTCCACGTAACAAATTGTTCGCAAAGTTGGCAGAATTTTTTTAAGTCCGATTCCGATTCCATCGTATCCTGAGCAGATTGAAAGGTGTGTAATTGCTTTGGTAGTATCCACATAAATCTCCCTAAATTATCTATGAAAAAAAGTATTTACTGTTTAAAACTTCTTTAGCTTCAAACACACCATATTTTGGTGGTTCAGGTATGTCAAGCTCTTTATGTTTGTTTTGTAATTGTTTTTTAAAATCTCTTAATAAATCAACGTTAAATATATTTACAGTTTGTTCTCTAAGTATTTTTGAAAACAACTCACAGTTATTTGAATGGGTTCCAAAAGAATCATGTATCATACTAAAATCATATATGCCTTGTTTGTTTGCTTCAATAACACTTTTTGTTAACAAAGAAGCGTCAAGACTGTGAACAAAGTTTGGACTGATACCATTTCTTTGTGAACGTTTACACAAAGAATCTGTATGGTGTTTAAATTTTACCCACGTAGCTTTACCACTTATTTTTGTTTTTACTGATTGTCTTGAAAAAGATTTATAATCTTGTAACACAGGAAAACCTGTAGGTGTAACCCAAGTTATATCTACATTATTATCTGTACATATTTCAGATACTTTTTTAAGCCAGTTCATACATTGCGTAGGTTTATCTAATACTTCATTGATTGAATCCCACACATGTCTTGCTAAATAGCCAGTTACTTTATAACGATTAGCTTCTGAAAAAGGGTTTGCTCTTCTTTCTTTTCGTAAACAATCCTGATACCATTCATCTACATAAGAACGACAAGAATAAAATGTACCGCCATATGGATAGACCATTGTTGGACGCTTAGCTAATTTTCTATCAATACCAAAAGTAAGCCATGCTGTAGCAATATCATCTCCTAAAATTTTATCGCTTTCTAATTTTTGTATTACTCTTTTAGATACTTCTCCATAAATATCTTGTGGTGAATCGGTAGGAGCTACGTTAGTGGCGTAGGCTCCTACTTCATCACGCATTAGGAGGGAGAGTAGTTGCAAACCATTATTTGTGGCATCCATAGACACTGGTAAATGTGTAGTAAGTTTACCTTCACGTGTCCATGTTGCCCATTCAAAACACCAAGCTAAAAACTGCCAAGGTTTATCAGCATCAACATAATCTTTATAAGTTATTGGATTATCAGCAATCGCTTGTGCTTGTTTTGTAAAATCATATGCCCATTGTTCTCTTTCATTAAGAGTTACTTTATCATTACCAAATGTATTTGCACCATGGATAGCTAACCAACGTGCTTGTTCTTTTGTTTTTAATTTCATTGGACGATTAAATTCAAGTAAAGCTCTACTTGGGTCATTACCCTGAATGCCTAAAAAACTTGGAATGTTATATATTCTACCTCTAAAATCACATTGAGATGGATAAAAGAAACGCACATCTCTAAATTTATCAGCAAGATGTAATGTTTTAGCTATTAACAATCGTCTAGATTTAGTTGATAAATTTAAATCATATATCTTTGCTGCTTGTCTTCTCCATTCTCTATTTGATTCTTCATTTGTTTTTATGTCATTTGGTACTGGAGGAAACTCTTCGTCTTTTCTGTTTGGAACATCACCTATAATTAAATTATTATCCCAAGACCACTTCATCACATCTAACACTTTTTTATTAACTTGCCATGGTGTTTGTTGTATTAAGTTTACTGCTTCCATTGGTTCATTCAATGGTTCAGTTATGTTACGTAAGTAATCCATATTAGTTGTTTTTATAAAAGGAACATGAGGTAAATATAAAGTAGCTTCATCGTATCCACCATCCCATACATTCTTCCAATCTTTAGGTACATCTATGGTAGGTAACCAAAAAGGTTCCATGAGTTCTCTGTCTGTATTAAAGTCTTCAATCCATTTTAATAATTCAGGTGTAGCTCCAACATATCTTGTTTGTTTCATTCTTTTTTTGTTAGAGTTTTTCTTTTCTAATATGTATGTATATTCAATCAAACTTGTAGACATACGTAACAATTCTACCATGTTCAATCCCATATTCATTTTGTCACGTAGGTTCCATTTATTCCAATCTTCTTTACCACGTTTTTCTGCTTCGTGTTTCATAGAACCACGTACATGTCTTATCTTTGCTTTACTTCCTTTTCTTCTAGCTGCTCCAAGAAGTATACCTTCTGCTTTTTCTTCATTTGTAGCACAAAGAAAACGACATCTTAATTCATCTTCTATTCTTGCACCAAGATAAACAGCTACTTGAGATAAAGGACGTTTACGAGATATACTATCGATAATAGCTTTGATAGAAATAAAACCAATTATTTTAGAATCTAAATCTAAACAATCAATTTGATAGCGAGCTTTATAATCATACCCTGATACAGTATCTTTCCAGTCTTGTATAGCTTCTACATATTTCGGAAGAGAAAAACGCATTAAACGTTGACCATGTTTACTTTCTAATTCAGCTTCTCTACTTTTTGCTGATTCAAGGTTAGAACGATAACGTCCCTTACCAAGTAAAACCATATCTTCATTTAATTGTTGTTGTGTTATATCGCTCACTAAACCTCCTTAATGATTCGATATAAATATATCTATTAAATAAAATCAATATTAATTTTTAATTATTTTTTATCTTTAGAATATAAAACATTAATACTATATTGTATCCTTGAGATTTTACAGGATGGTTGTACAAGCTCCACTAAAAGCTTTTCTATAATATCTCTTATTATTTTTTTATCTTTATAATTTAAATGTTTATTTATATCTTTTATTTCATCCATAGCTAATCTTTAAGATTACTTTGTGTTTTCTCTATGTCAATCTTAAAATAAAAAAAGTTGCGTCGGTATGTTAAATCTTGCGTCGGTATGTTAAAAAAATTTTTACAAAAAAAAATTAAAAAGTCACCAGGATTCGATAAAAAAATATCGATAAAAATATATCGATAAAAATATATCGATAAAAAAATTTTTAATCACCAGGTAACAATTTTGTAATTTTTTAAAAACTAATTTTAAATGAAAGATTAAGAAAAAATAAAAAATAATTTTAAAAATCATTTGAAAAAAGTTTTTAATTTTTTTTGGTTCATTTTTTACCCTGCTGTAATTTTTTGAAACCTGCTGTTTAAAAAAAATAATTTTAAAAAAAATATTTTTGCTTATTAAAAAAAGATTTAAACTTTTTAAAACTTAAAAATAGGAGCGGTTCAAATGGTTACAAATAACATATATAAATTAAAACGTTATCTAAATTCATTCGGTTATTTCGATTCAAAAGTTGTTCAAAATAGGTTGAATATAGTTAAGCGTTTAAAAGTAGATATTAAAAAAGAAAAAGGCTTTTTTAAAGTTTCTTTAAAATTAGATAATAAGAAATTTTTAAAAGAGTTTTCTTACATTTCCGATTGTGAAAAAGACGCATTCAAACAAGGGCAAGAATTTAAAAAACAAGTTGTTGTTTTATGGGTTAAATCAAGCGGTGTTCTTACAAAACCAATTGACTTAATGAAATATGCAAATCGACAAGATAGCATTTTTACACATTTAAATCGGCAAGATAGCATCTTTGAAAACGTTTGTTTAAATTGCAATTTGTATCCAGTCGTTGAAACTATATTTAATAAAATTTTTATACCTGATGATTTAAACAGATATGTAAATGAGTATATGATTTCTGGTATTTGTTTAGATTGTCAAAATGAAGTATTTAAAAGGGAAGGCGTTGACCATGAAAACAATTAAAGAATTAGAGCAATCAATCGGCGGTCTTTCAAAGCCTTCTAAAATGCCTTGTTATGGGTTCAGCTTGCCCGCTTCCGCTTGCAAGATTGGAGCTCTATTGATGAACGTTGAAAACTCAACTTGTAAAGGCTGTTACGCCTTTAAAAATAGATACTCTTTTAATGTTGTTCAAAACGCTTTGAATAGACGTTTAAACATTCTTTTAGAAGACGTTGATAAATGGCGTATCAATATAACTGAGTTAATCAGGAGAAAAGAAAAGAGCGGTTTTTTTCGGTGGCATGATTCAGGCGATTTGCAAAGTTATGAGCATTTATCCGCTATTGTCAGAATAGCCATAGATTTGCCGAAAATTCGCTTTTGGTTGCCTACTCGAGAATATGGGCTAGTTAATGAATATATCGCTAAAAATGGCAATTTACCGCCTAATTTGACCATTAGGCTATCAGCCTATTTAAATGATAGCTACGCACCAAATATAAAGGGTTTAAAAACGTCATCAGTTAGCGATAAAAAACCGCTTATTGGCTGGAGTTGTAAAGCCCCGCAAAATTTCGGCAAATGCGGAACATGTCGGGCTTGCTGGTCTAAAAAAATTAAAAACGTTGTTTATAAAAAACATTAAAATTAGAAGGGATAAAAAAAAATGAAATTAAAAGAATTAGAAGAACTTACATTGGAATATGTAAAGGATAAAAATTTATCGTTACCGCTTGATTTAACAAACGATAATATAAGAAAAAATTTTATAAGTTATTTAACTAAAAATAATGTATCTTTAAAAGATAGGATTTCCTTGTTGATGGGAAATTTTGAAGCATTTGAAGATGAAGAAGCAAAGGAGAAAAAATGGCAAAATATAGTGTAATATTTACTGGTTGCGTTGAAGTTGAAGATGCGTCTTCAGAAGAGAGTGCAATTGCATATGTTAGAAATTATATAATAGATTCAGGTATATTAGAATATGAAGCTGAAAAAGTTAAAGACGATGAAGAAGCAGAAGACGAATTGATACTTTAAAATTCAATTAAAAATAACTTTTAAAGTAACCACAAAAAAGCCCTTAAAATAAATTAAGGGCTTTCGCATTTAGTTTTTTATAAGCCTACGCAACCGCAAGCTTAAGGCATTAAGCTGTAACGCCGATATTATATTTATTAAACGTATTTCTTAAGGCTTCGCTTCTAGATGCTGTTAAATGCGGAGTTGACCGCCAAATATTAGAAAACGCATTCTGTAAAGAATAAGCGTTCCTATCTTTAAATGCATCATGTTCGGGCTCATGCCATTGCTCTATAACTTGCCCTAATTTCGCCGAAGGAATAGCCTTATTTCGCATTGCTTCGCAAGATAATACATAAGCGTTGCGGTCATTCAAAGGCGTATTTTCAAGCATCTCAATACGCTTTAAATTATCCGCTCTTGATTCCGCAAATGTTTCTACTGTTTCAAGCATCATTTTAGGCAAATCCGAAAGAATAAAAGTTGTATTCTTTCTTGATAAAGTAAGCTCGCCATTAAACTCTAAATTAGAGCATATAAGCGGAGCGTCACCAATTAACATAGATGAAGCAAAGCTTTTATCATGGCTTTGACGAAGACCGATAATTGTTCGGATATCGTCACGACCATTAAACCCGCTTACTTCCATCATTGAAAAACATCTTTCGCCATAAACAGTATTTTGAACATTTCTTGTTTTAGCTAATAAATGCTTTTCTTGAACAATCGTTAAATCAAGATTATTTAACGTATCTTCAGCTAATTCTACTAAATCAAAAAATGGAACTGGCTTGTATGATTCAGTATGATTTGGCGTGAATTTGCGGTGCTCTTTTAGTGTTTCTCTTGTAACTGTCGAGCCTTCGCCTAATAAAGATAAATTAAGCTTTGGCTGTGGTTTCTCATCTTTAAAAGCAAAGCCTTCAAAATGAGTATTTGGAACTAATGAATTTAATTCTTGCATGGTTATTTTTCCCTTCTTATTTGATTTAATTTAATTGATAAATCACATTTTTCTAAACGCAATTCATCGGCTAGTTTTTCCAGTCTTTCGATTTTACAATTTGCAATTGATTCGGCAAACGCCATATCTTGCAATTTTTTAAGACACCATAAGCTTAAGCAAGCAAATATGATGAACCCTAAAAAGAATATTAATAATGCTATTTCTTGCATGGTTATTTTTCCCTTCTAATTTTAAACTTCATATCCAAAAAATTTAACGAACCCTTTTTTGGCGTTTTTAACTTCTCGTTTAGGTAATGTTTCTTCAATTTCCAAAATCCTTGAATAAATCATTTCTTCTTTTATTTCTAAAGCTTCAGTTGATTTTTCCAAGTCTTGCTTCATGGATATTATATTTACAACTTCATTATATTGATTTTGATATTTAATCCATTTGTTTATCAATCTTTGATAATCACTATTTAGTGCTTTTATTTCTAATTTATTTTGCATGTGGTAACCCCCTTTTAATTTTATAATTGCTTTAAAATATAGAATTGTTTTTTAAATGCAAGCTTATAAATCATTTATAATTAAACGTTAAATATTAAAAAACACCATCACATTTAAACAGATTTGAACCACTCAAAAATTAAACAACGCTTTGAAAATCGTTTTTTGTTTTTCCTGAAACTTTTTTAAAAACTTTTTTTGAATGATTTTTTAGATTTCTACAAAAATGTAATGTTACAAAATTGTCACCTGGTATCGATAAAAAAATATCGATTAGCAATTTTATTTGCGATTTTCTAGCGATTTTTAAGATGCCTTCGGGGTAAAAAAACTTTCGATATATAACGTAAAGGGTTTCAGATTTTTGCACCAAAACAACAGGTCAGCAATACATATACTCTGTTTCATAGAGAGTGATAAAACCTTCACCCATATGTTGTAAAGGTAACACATTAAATTCAACATACTCTATAGCTTCAGTCATAGACATATTACAAAAAGTAAAGTGTTTAAGAAACTGACTATAACTGTATACAAGAGTGTTGTGTTGAGATATACCTACAATACAATCATCTAATCCATCTAGAATAACAGCACCTTCTTCTAGGTTTTGTTTTATATCTTCCATGTTTAGTTTAGGTTTCATTATAGATGAGTCTTTTAATAGTCTTACTCAGGACTTGGGAGTATAACACACACAATGTTAAATTAGTTCTCCTCCTCTTCATCACTATCAAACACAATTTCCCAACCATCGTCAACGATATTTTCTTTTAAAATATCAAGAGCTCTTTCGAGCATACCAATGGCTGCATACTGGTTATCAAATCTGATATGGAGTATATTTTTAAATTTAGGGTCTATGGTTATAATACAATAACTAAGCATATGTTCGCCTAGAATTGCTTTAGCTTGTTCTATAGGTAATCTATTCATAATAAAGTGTAACGTTACAGAACGTTTATAAACGTTTTAATAATTTACTTATACATATTATTAATGCATATTGCGAAAAATTAAAGGGAGAAAAGTATGTCAAAAGAAAACTTAAAAGAAGAAATCATTAGTTTAATAAATAGAATTAAAGATGAAGTTCAAATACTTTGTTTTAATATAGATAGGTTAGAAATACAAATGGCTGAAGACATAGGTAAAGAAGCTGCTAGAAATATAAAAGTTATGTTAGAAAGAGATATTAATATAACAGTTGTTTATCCTACTCTTCAGGTAGTTGATGAACTTGTATTACTATCAAAATTAAATGAACAAGGGTTTGATTTAAAAAAGATAGATTTAAAGCTATTTAAATCGTTGTCTAATACTATACATGAACAAAATAAAAAAATGGATTCTATAAAAAGAAAACAACTTGGTAAATACTTAAAGGATACTTAGAGTTATCTCTAAGTGTCTCTTTATTATATTAATTATTATTATTATTTATAGTTATCATTAATATATCAATTATCATTATTCACTTAATATTTCCTAGTATCCCCTCTCTCATATATGTCTACTCTCTGTAAGTTGTTTATATCCAACTAGTTACAGAAGTCTTACCAGTACACTTATAATAAGAGTCTTTAAAGCGTTCTAATTCTTCAGATATTAGTTCTTGTTTTCTTGTTTTTATTTGTTCATCAGCATCTTGAGCCATCTGTTCTACCCAATAGTTTATAGCTATAGATAAAGCATCAAGCCTATCATCGTGAGTAAGAGCACCTCTGTTTTTTGTTAATCTAGATAGCTGATATATTAATTGATATTTAAGTTGTTGTTCAGGTGGATACCCTTGAGCACTTTCAAAATCATTTTTAATAACCTTTGGGTCTATAACTAGCCTATGTTGGTTCATAACAGGCTCTAATGTATCAATTATTCGCTTTTCTTTCTGTATGTTATGTCTTACTTCATTAATAGTACAAGGGTATATTTTGCGTAATACAGGCATCATAAGCTGATTAAACATACCATCACCGAAGTTTGACTCCACTATAATACTATTTACTTTGTTTTCCTTAGCTATATTAGCGAGTTTACTTAGCGTTTCTTCATCATATCCGCCTTGAAACCCACCTGCATCAGGAACATATAGGTTACCATTAAGCATTTTAACTACAGCATAACCAGTTTCGTCCTTACCACGTCCCGCAGGGTCGATACTCATAACAGCCCCTGTATATTTTACCATACTTCCTAGCACTTGCATAGGGCGATAAAATCTGTCGCCTGATAAAGCTACGTTAGGAATAGAACTATCCCACTCTAATGTAGGGCTCTGTGCCCATACAATCTTCTCAGGAGCTACTTCAGGGTCAATATCCATAACGACTAGCTCAGATGTTTTAAGTGGGTGTCTATCTCTGTCAGATAATCGAGTATCTAACATAAATTGCATAGAGAATCCTGAGCGACCATAGGACGCTTCTCGTTCTGCTAAATCTATATCACTAAATCTTAATGGTTCTGTGCTACGACCCTCCTTTTCAGCGTTCACACAGAAGCTCGAAATACGCCCATTATAACGATTTATATTTACAGAAGGGGTAACATACTTACACGTCCATATTTTTGTCTTGTAGCCCCTCTCAGATAGCTTCTCGTAGACAGTATCTTCACACTGTGGAGTACCTAAAAAGATAACCTTTGCATCCTCATCAGGTTTAAGAATAGAATCGAACTCTTTGATTTGTTCAGAGAGCTTATCTCTCATGCCTTGTGTTGCACTATTGTTAGGAACTTCTACGTCATCTGCTACAATAATGTCTGCACGAGAACCAGTAAGCTGTGATGTAATACCTAATGACTTTACCGATGGTGCGTGAGATGCAGGTGCACCGCCTACATCAAAACTTATTTTAGAGAACCTTTGCTTATCTGTGGGTTTCATATGTTGAAGCAAAGGCATCTCATGGATTAATCGTAGGGTGAATGTAGAGAAATCATCTGCACGTGTTTTACTAGCAGATACAACTAATATATTTTTAGTTGGGTCTAACAACAACTGATGGACAACAAACGCTGAGCAAATCCATGATTTACCTACACCTCGAAACCCCTCGATGATGGCACGTTTGTCCCCACTCTGCATATATTCTGCAATCTCATACTGAATAGGAGTAGGTTCAGGGAGATTCAACTCCTTCCATACTAAGTAAAGGAAGTTCCTGAAGTCCCTAAGCTGTTCGGGTATACTCATTCCTCTTCGATTATAATTTTAGGTTTTTGAGTAATTCTGTCGCTATCGTCTTCAAATGGTAATCCTGCTACAAGATTAGCTAATGGATTATCAGGTTTTAATTGAGCATATATATTATTATCTTTTAACAACTGTCTAGCTGCATTTAAATCACTAGGAGAAGCATCACCGCTTTGTATTCTATAGATAAACTCTTCAATAAGAATATCTTGTAACTGATGTAACCTTTTTGTTTTATTTGCTGCCATTTTTAATCTCCTTATATATTCTAATAATTAAATATAAAACTGTTAATAAACCTACACAGAGACCTACCACTTGGTTTAGGTCGCTAACTGTAAAAGTTCCTAGTAAACCAATAGTGCCAACCATAGGCGGAATGTGAGGAGAGTTTGTCATAATTTATAAATCCTTTTTTGTTATAATCCTAAAATATCTAAAATGTTACCTTCGCCTACAACAGGAAGACTTTGTCTTTCTTTTATAATATCATAAATATTTTTACCATCTTTGTTTACAAAATCTCTAGCTATTCTTTTATTTGGATTTAAAATATTTTGTTTAGCTATTTTTCTTCTATTAGAGATTATAGGTTTTATAACCTCTTGTATTCCTAAATTTATTTTTTGTCCCGCATCGGTCATAACATAACCACCACTTTTAGTTTCTCCATTATTTTTATATAATTTCTGAAAAATGGGTTTCTTTATTGCTTGGTTTAATTCTTGTCTTAAAGATATAACACCAGTCTTTTTATTTATTTCATTACCATAAAATGAATATAAAGTTTGTCCCTTTTCATTTACAAATTCCATTAAATTAAGTCTTTCAAATGATTTTGGTGTATCTGTAATAGTACCAAATGTCATAGCATCTGTTAATAATACATCATCAATAGCTTCTCTCTTAACAACTTTTTTACCCGCAAAAGCTATAAAATAATTTAAAACATTAGGTTCTTCTCTTTTTAATGGTTCACCTAAAGTATTCAATCTATAGTTAGCTACTTGTTTTCCTAAAGCTTTTGATAGTGAATCTTCAAACATATTTTCAGGATTTGTATAATCAGGAATAAATTCTTGTTGAAAAGTATTATAACGTCTTATTTCTGAAGGAACAGGGATTAGTCCCGACACTATAGATTCAGCTGCTCTTTCTCTTACTTCTGCTATATCTGATGTTATTCCTGATACTTGTTTAACTCCTTGTGCAAAAGGAGATTCTGTATAAGCTGCTTTTATAAATGATGCAATAAACTTATCAAAAGTTTGGTCTTCTGTTAACATACCTTGTTCTTTCAAAGCGTTGTACATAGCTAAATCAGCAGCAAATGCTGACGATAATTTAATTGGGTCAAAATATCTGTAGTCATATTCTGCTTCACCATAAAGTGCTTTAAAAGGTTTAGGAGCTCCTTGTACTTTCATCATATCAAATCTTTGTTCATCTGTAAGAAAAGCCATTGTACCTGTAAGGTGTCCTTCTTTAGCCATTTCATAACTATGTAGAAAGATACCCATACCAATCGCTAATTTACCAAGTTGTTGGTATGACTCTTCTCTTCTAAGTTGTTTTAATTCGCTTATTTCTTCTTTAGCTTTTGCTATTTGTATTAATGCTTCTTGTTTAGTTTTAGGGTCACCTGTGCTATTCACTATATCTTGTTGTTTTGTTATAATCGTGTCTGCTTCTCCAATCGCTTTTTCATATTTTCCAACAGATACGTTACGTGTTCCTTTAAAATCAAATGTTATTTTACTCTCTACACGAGCTGTTCCTCTTCTTGTTAAATCAGCTAATACTGGAACTGCTCCAAAAGGACTATAAGCTAAACTCTCTCTTGTAGCTCTTAATGGTACACCTACAAACATCATTACTGTACGAGCTATTATACCTGCTTCATCGTGATTACCTTGTACTTGTGTTATCTTTTTAACCATATCATCTACAAGATTATTTCTAATATCTTTAGGGTCTATATCTAACGTTCTAAAATGAGCTCTACGAACTTCATTTATATCATCAGCATACTTAGGGTCATAATTAAATTGAACATCCCCTTTATCTGACCTATTCAAAGCATTGTTTATATAATCATCAGAGTATGCTTTTACATCATCGACTCCATTTTCAATACCTTCTTTTATACCTGATGCTCTTAAAGAACGATAAGCGTGTCCCATCAACGTCGCTTCTTCTAATGAACCTAATAAACTCATACCATGATTAAAGAAAAATCTACCTGCATCTCCTAATTTACTATTCATTATATTAGCATTCAAACGTTTAATATATTCAGCATAGTTAGCAGTTGCGTCTTCTACACTCATAATTCTTTGAGTTTTACGTAAATCATTTTGTAATTTCCATGGCATTACATTAGCAGGTTTAAAACTAGTATCAGGCATAAATCCATGTCTATCTCTATATATGAAATTACTTTCTCCTTGATTTCTGTAAGTATTTGCTATTCCTCGATATATTCCATATTTAGGCAAAATAGCTTTAAAATATTCTGTGGTAGCAAATAAGTCAGCACTTGCATATTGTAACTTTTTAGAAAGAGGAACGTTCAACCCATAAGCTTTTTGTATATTCGCAGGTGTATTTATTATAGGTTGTGTTATTCCTGTAATAGTAGCAGAAGGAACACCTACAAAAGCAGTTTTAGTTGCATTTAATGCTTGTAGTAAACGAGCACTAAAATAACTATCTATAGCTTGACCTAAAACTCCACCCTCTTTTTTAGTTTGATTATACATATTATCTAGATGAACCATCATTCTTCTTATCTGTTCATCTCTAGCTTTTTGAGGATTTCCTAAATCTATCTTAAATTTTTTGTAATAAGCTATGATTTCTTTACTTAAAGGTTTTCCATCTATAAAATCTTTAAGCATTTGTTCTAAATCTTTTAATTCTTTAGCTCTTTGATTTGCTCTTGCACTAACATTATTTTGATAAATAGTTTTTCCTGCTTTTGCACTTTTACCTTGAAGGCTTGCTCCATAATTATAATCATGTCTGCTCATAGCATCATCGAATTTTCTATATTTAGGAAGCCTTCCTAAAATAACTTTTGCTATTTTTATTTGTTCTTCTTGCGACTTAGCAGTTACTAATGTTTGAAAATCCCCCATAAATTTACTAGTATAATTTTTAAAAATTATTTTAGTGTCTCTTGATATAGTAGCTCCTCGTCCATTAGCTGTATTTTGTAAAGTAGAATCTATTAATCTTATAGCTTCATCTACATCATCTATGTTAAAATCATTTAATGGAGACTTAGGTAATCCTGTAACTTGTTTGTTATTTTTTATTTTATTTTGAATAGCTTTTTTTAACTGGCTTTTATTCATTTTTCCAGTATTTAAAAGTTTAAGTCTTCTAGCTTCTTTTTTAAGTTGACTGTAGGTAGCTGTATTAATATTAAATCTAGTATTATTAATTCCTCCTAAAAGTTTGTTAACATCTTCTTGTAATATTTTACCTTTAGCTATAGCAACATCTATTTCTTTAGCTGTCTTACCTGCAAACTTATTATATAATTTACTGTAACCAACTCCAAGTCCTTGACCTAGAGATGATATACCAAAACCTGCTCCTAGCCCGAGAGTAGTTCCTTTTACAAACTCTTCAAATGTAGGTAATCTTTGTTCATCAATAACGTAAAGTCCTGTGGTAAATGCACTTCCTTGTAATCCTCCTTTTAGAGTTTGTTCTCCTATTTTTCTAACTGCTGTTTTCCTAACAACATCTGTACCACCTTTAACAGTTTTACCTGCGGGTAATATATTTAATAACCCGCTCATAATAGCTCTTCCTTGACTAACGTCTTCTGCTCCCTCTATTTGTGTTTGACTAAGTACACTAGCTCCATATCCTGCTCCAAATTTTATAAGAGGGTAAGTAATAAAAGCAGCAGGAGGAAAGGCAGACGCACCTGCTATAGCTATGGGTTCAGAAGCTATCCCTATACCTACTTCTGTTGCTATTGAACCTGCTATTTGTCCACCTGATAATCCTTTTAATTCATCTTCTTCTGCATCAATTTCAGCAGCTACAAGTTCAGCTTGTTTATTTAATACAGCAAAATTAGGAATATTTGAAGGAGCGGGTTGGTTCTCTCTATATAGATAAGATGTATCATCGAATTTTCTAGTTTTGTTTTCTTCTATAAGTTTGTCAAATACACCCACTATTAATTACCTCCTCTAAATGGAGAAGTATTAAGTAATCTAAGTTTTCTATTTATAACATCAGTTTGCACGCTAAGAATTGTTTCAAAATCTTCTAGACTATCTATACCAAACGATTGCCAAAACTTATAATTTTCTTTAGCTTCATCAGAAGCTTTAGGATTTTTAAATCCATCATTTTTAAAAAATTCACTAGCTACATTTAAGTGTTGTAACACTTCTTCACCTAAAGAGTTGAAGTAAAAAGGAACTCCTTCTAATTCTTCTATTAAGTCTTTATTTAATGAAGCCATAGTAGGAAACCCATGTAATAATACATGGTATTTTAATAATCTTTTTCTTTTATCAATATCATCTATTTCTGCATAGATGGCATTTCTATCATTTAACATCTCTTCTTCTGTTGTACCATCAAAGAAAGATTTAAATTTATAAGGAGTTTCTATTCCAAAAAGTTTTTGAATAGCTGTTGGTTTTTCTCTTTCTTCTACTGTTGGTAAACTTTTCTCTTCTTCTTCTGCACGATTTTGAAGTAAGGTATCTAGGTCTAGACTTAATTCATCTTGAAGGTTTCTTCTAGCTTCTACTTCTTCTTTATAGTTATTTTCTAACTTACTTGCTTCTTCTCTTATTCTACTATTAAATATTTCAAAACTACCATTTGATTCTTTCCATACTTGTGAAGCTATTCTTTGCATTTCATTTTTAAATTCAATGTCATACTCAGCAACGTAGTTATCATCAGCGGGGTTTGTACCTGTAAAACTATCATTTTTACTTATTTGTGATGTAAACTCGCTTATAACATCATTATATCTACTATTTATTGTATCTGTCTTCCAACTTAAAGATTGTAGTTCTTTTTGACGCATAGCTGTATACATAGGGTCTTGGTTATGTACTGTTTTGTCTCCGATATTTTTAGGAAGGGATGGGTCAGTTAATCTTCTTGGGTCTCCATTAATAAAAGCTTCTCTTCTTTTAAAAAGTTCGTTCATTTCTTCTTGAGAAAAAGCACCTATATTAGAAGGTCTAGCTTTAGCATAAGTAGTAGCAAATTCTACATTTTTAAAAATTTGTGAAGAAACTAAGTCTCTATGATAATCAGTTGTTTGAGCTGCTTGAAATTTTAAGTAAGCTATTTGAAAACTTCTAAAGTCTCCTTTTTCTAAAGCAATTTTAAATTCTTCTCCACCTTTTAAGTTATATCTTTTTACTAATAGGTCTATACTTTTATCTAAGTCTTCTTTCGGTATTCCAAGGTCAATAGAAGTTCTTATACCATCCATAGCAATACCAAAAGCTTTTGACTCATTAGTATAGTCTACCTCTGTTTCTTCTTCATACTCAGCTACAGTTTTTCTAAAATTTGTAAAACTTATTTTTCTTTTTCCAGCCCCTAATTTAGCTCCTTTAAATACTTCAAATTTTTCTCCTGCTTCTATAAGTTTATTAGCTAGTTCTATATTTTTATTTTCTAAAGCAACAGCAACCCCTGCTTCTATTTGCTGAACCATTAGTTCACTTTTTTTGCTAGAGTCTATAGGTAATTTATCTAAACCTGATTTATAAGCTGTTAAAACACTACCAACATCTATGTTAGGTATTTCTAAGTTTTCTAAAAAATTAGTATTCTCTTGTAATATAACACCCTCTTGGTGGTTAGCTAAATAATTTTCAGATGCTTTTTTAACAGCTTCTCCCATAATTTCATTAAACGCTTTATCGTTAGCTTCTGTTTGATAAGGATTAATTTTAAATAGTTCTGCGTTATCACTTCTAATTTTATTTACTTCTTTTTCAAGACTAGCATTAAAAGTTTTTATATCAGGGTTATTTTGTAAATCAGAAGCTATTGCGTTAAAATTATTTATATATTTTTCAGCATTAATTTTGTAGTGTCGTTTTACTAAACCCTCGTTATACGCTTTATTATATCCAAAAATACTAACTGTTCTTTCATCACCTTTAGCTAATTCTTCGGCTACTTGTTCATCGGTTAATCCTGCTAAATCATCTGCTGCTTCAGCTTGAGCAATCCCTACTCCTTGACTATAAACTTTTGGAATATCTCCAAGTGTTTCTGCTAGCTGTAACAATTCGTTAGTTCTAGGTGTAGGTAATACGCCTAAACTAGAACCTCCACTTGGAACAATAGTACTGCTTAAAGTTGGTGTAACACCTTTAAATTCAACATCTACACGTTCTTCAGACGCACCTAATAAACTTTTTAAAGTTTGTATCTTTGAACTCATTTATGCCCTTCCTATCGTAAATATATTTTTTAAATTTTCTCCAAGTGTTTCTAAACCTGTATCTAATCCTGCTTTATCCCCTACAGCATACATATTTAATCCTGTTTGTAGACCTTGTAATACAGCTGCTCCTTTATTAACTGGAGCTATAGGAGTAGCATCATAACGCATAATATTATTTCTATAAGCTAATCCCATATCTTTAAATCTTTGATTATAGCCTTGCCCTCTAAGTTTAGCTTGTTGTTCTATAATAAAGTTAGCATTAGCTCCACCTAATTCAAGGTCTCCTAATTTAGCTGAAACTACATTACCACCAACAAAGGATTCTCCTGCTGAAACTGTAGCTGTTGCTTCTGCTTGTATTAATCTTTTATCGTTCTCTTGTATTAGCTGAGCATCAGTTATTCCATCTTGTATTTTTCTTAAATTTAAAGCAGTCTGTTCATTACTTACTCTTTCAGTTTCCGCAGTTTTAGCTAACTCTACATTTCTTTTTGTTATATTAGCATTATATTCTTGACCTTCTATAGAAAGTTTAGCTGTAGCAGCTGAAATTAAAGATGAAATTAATATTAAAGGTTGACACATATTTAATTATTTTTCCTTCTTTGTTATATAAAATTTATAAAAATCTTGTCCACGTATATTTAATTTAGAACTAAAAATAGCTCCACACCATTTTAACCATCTGATAGATAACTTATTATCTACATGAACATAGTTAGTAACTGTTCCATATTTATTAGTTAATTTATTTACCCAATATCTACAATTTCTAATAAATATTTTTTTATATTTAAAAACATCATTTGTACCTAACATCCATACATAAACTTCTTTATTAGGAGAAACACCACAACCAAAGATAATATATGGAACATTTTTATCATCTAATAAAATGTATGTTTCATCATCATATAATAAACCTTTAAATAAAGGTTCAATGGGGTCACTAGAAAAACAAGCAACTTCTAATAAATCGTGTTTACGTAAATTATCTGCAATATGTTTAAAATATTTTTTATCTGCTTCAACTACTTTATGATTAGTAGCTCCAAAATATTCAACAAATTTATCCAATCCTTGAAGCCCTTCTATGTAAAAATATTTCAAACTCTGCACTAGTAAATTTAGATGGAAATGGGCTATCACTTTCTATTGATATTTTAGTATCTCCTACATCACCAAAAACAGGAAATCTAAAGAATCCTGTATCTAATGAAGCTGAATCTGTTACTGAGTTTGTATATGTCGTAGAACCAGTAATACTTTCATTAGGTGTTACTTTAACATCAAATCCTGAAGAGTCAGTAAAAAATATGGCACCATTTCTAATTTTATTTTTTATGAAACCTGATGGAGCTTTACTACTGCCTGCTTGTAAATTTAAAAATGGATTAGTAAATGTATACTTCATTGTATAAGGACTACCAACATAAACTGTTCCTGTGTGAGCACTAGCCAATGTTACAAGTGTTGCTGTACCTGATAAAGGCATAGATTCACTCAATGTTAGTTGATTACCTTCATCATCCCATACTTGTATTGTATCTCCTGCACTAGCAGTATACTCTAAATTTATAGCGTATTGAGCAATAGTAGTTATTGAATTACCCATACCTGAATGATTATTACAAAAGTAATATGTAGTGCCTGTTGATGCGGGAGTATATTCTACCTTAGCTCCTGCTGTTCCTGCTGTTCCTGTAATTGTTACACCTGATGTTATAATACCACCTTCAGCTGAAGAACCTATTCTTAGGTCGTGCCCTGAGTTACTAGAGTCAGATAAGTCGAAAGTGTAAGTAACTCCTTGATTTAAAACTAACGCAGGATTCTTTTTTCTATCTAAATTAAATACATTTTGATAACCTGTTCCATCATCAGTTACACGAACAGAAAATGTTTTCGCTGTGTTTACTTCTACTTTTTTACGTATATCTAAATGATTACTATAACTTAATCCTGAATCTTGAACAACATCACTTACAGGCATTTTTAAAAGATGTGTTTTACTTTCTTTTGTAGCTATAATAAACATAACACCTTCAAAAATATTAAAACTTCTTACTTCAAAATCAAATATAAATTTAGACCAAGAGCTTAATAATTTTTTATTACCACTCCAAAAATATTTGTATATATAAATTGTACTAGGAGTAGATGGAGCATAAGCAGCTATAATATCTTCAGAAGAACTACCTTTCATAACTGTTATATCTTTTGGAATATATGTAGGAACATGTTCTGTTATTTCTGTAGCATCATAATTATCTGTTGTAGAGTTTACAATAAATTCACGAATACCAGTTCCATTTTGTCTATTAAAAGCAAAGTAAAGATAAGAACCTAGAGCTATAGGCTTAACAGAATCGTTAGCATCAAAATTTGTTATGGGTGCTATAGATACTGTTGAAGGTGTTAATAGTGTACCGCTTTTTAAAACAAACTGACCATTATCAGCAAATAAAATTAAATTTTCTTGAAAACCTACAGCATCTCTTAAATTAACAACTTGTGGAGAAGCGACTGTAACATCAATAGGGTCAGAGTCTAATAAAGATTGTGTGGTAGTTCTGAAAAAATTGTAACTAACTCTATTGTTTTCAAATACACCAAAACCTGCTTCTGAAAGAATTATATTATCTTCTGATAAAAATCCTAATCTATTTTTAAAAGAAAATATATTGTTAATTTTCTTACCTTTAAAAGATGGCATAGGATTAGTATTATCATCTCCTACTTGTCTTTGAGCAAAATTCATAGGCGATAATTCAAAACTATTATTTCCTGTATTAATTAATTCTTGTGGCATAGTAGTAGCATCTAAAGTAGTATTAATACCAAAACCCGCTGTTTCTTCCCAATACCCTTCATTAAAATCAGAATCATCGTTTGTAACAAATTTACAATAAAAATCATCTACTCCTGTTTCAGCGTTACCACCTACTTTTATTTTAAAATCTTTAGGAGCAACTAAAGGTAAATCAGTTATAGCTGCTACTTCTTTATGTACTTTTTTTAAACCAGCACCACCTAATCCATCTTCTACTGTGAAAGAAAAGTTAGCTCCATCATCTTTAGTTATTTTTATAGTAGCCCCTACTCTTTCAGTCGTAAATGAATTTGTAAAAGAAGTAGGCATGGTTCTGCTACTAAATCTACTAGCATCATGGTCATCACTTGTTACATCAGATAATGCTCTTGCTATATCAGAAGTATCTGTTATCAAACTACCATCAGCAGCACTACTTTTTTCTGTAGTTGCTTCAACAACTCCAAAACCTGAAGCACTTGCTACACTAGGTGTATTTAATGTTATAGTACCACTAAAACCTTCACTAGGAACTGTTGTAGGAAATACAGGAGCATTTGACCCTGTATCATAACCCGAGCCACCATTTAAAACAGTAATAGAAGAAACTTTTTGTCCTTGGTCAAAATCATTTGAAATAGTTGCTCCATTATTGCTATAACCACCACTAGAAGTTATAGCGGTTATAGCTGTACCACTAGCCCCACCTATAGTAGCTGATAAGTTAATTCTGTTATTAAACATTATTCAGTCCCATCGTTATCATATTGTAAATTAAATCCTATGCTAATTCTATTTGTTTTACTTCCTACACAATGCCATAAAGGTTTTGTTTGTGTAATATTAAATGTATGAAAGTTAAATCCTTTTTTATCCCATTTAGTTACAAGTTCTTTTTTATCTTCATCATAGTATCTAAAGAAACTTTTGTTATCTTCCTCCGCCCAAGCAACATAAGTTCTGTCACCTTGCCCATCTTTTAAATTTGTATGCCAACCACAGTACCCATTTTTAGGATACCAAAAAAACCCAGTAATATTAAAGTTATAATTTTTTAAAAATAAACCTTCAAATGATTGTAGTGGGTGTCTTTCTATAGTTATACGATTATCATTATCTTCAATATCTCTAGCTTTATTTAATGTAGGAAAATTATTTTTTAAATAAATTAATCTAGATAAAGATGTCTTTTCTTCTATAGATAAATCAGAATAATCGTAACAATTTGTTCTAGTATGATATTGTAAATTAAGAATATCTTTTATTACTTTATCACCATAACCTTCATCTACAAATTTATTAACTACTTCTAACTTAGTTATCGTCATAACTAACCCAATTATATCTATAGGTTGCGGCTTCTCCTGCTCCTTCTCCAAAATCCATTTTATATTGTTTACCAAAATCTCCTTGAGCTACAAACACTAAAGCATCAGTAGATTGAGCTGCTGATAAATCTGTAGTCATATCTGCTGTTTTTGTATTGTTTAATAAAAAAGTTGAATCACCTATTGTTGTTGCTTTAACTTCAGTAGATGGTGTAGTGCTTGTTAAATAATGTGATGAAGAACTACTAGTAATGGTAACTACATTTGATGCAGGGTTAGCCACAGTAAAATCTGCATGTGCATTTATAGCAGTAAAAATATTATCAGCAGTTACATCATTGCTTGTATTAGGTCTCCAATTCAAAGAAGTTGAAGGAGAGCTTGAACCAACTGCTTCAGAGGTAAACGTTATAGTTTCTCCTTTTGTATTAGTTAATTGTATAGTAGTTCCTACTGCAATATTAGCAAAATCAGTTACAGTAATAGTGTTTTCACTAACAGCTAATCTTGTAGAATCACTTGTATTAACAGGTACTTGTCCAATAGTATAACCATCTTTATAAGATTGCACTCCTACTTTAATATTACATTCTTTACCTATTTCTCCTTCATTATCAGAATGTATTCTAAATATTCTTAATTTTGTACCATCATGTAAAACTACATATTTTTCACTTTCACTTCTATTTATAAAATGAATAAAACTATTGGAACTAATAGCTGTTTCTAAAAGCTGTGCTAAATGTTCTGTTTGTGGTCTTTTACGTAAACCTTCTACAACAGAACTCATAGCGTTCTCTTGCTCTCTTCCTTGTCCCTCAAGTCTTTGTTTATCAGATTGTTGAGAAACACCTTGTATTAAATTAGGTACTGCTTTTGTAATTAATGGCATTATGATATATTATAGTTTCTATTTATTCCTACTCTAGCACTTGCATCAAAATTGTCAAATATAGTTCTATCTGAATTACCACTATCATATTCTAATAATTCTGCACGTGACATAACTTCATCTCTAGCTAATAATGCTTCTAATTCTCTAGAGCCTACTAACTGAGCTTGTAAAACTCTTGAAGATTTTATAGTTATATATCTTCTTGCTGATTCAGGTAAATCTGTAAAATCAAGTAAACTAACTGTATTTAATTCAATATCAGCATCAAATTCAAATGTAGCATTTTCTCTGTCATATAGAAAAGCACCACGTATTACCACATCTTTAGTTTTATCATTAGCGTCTATTTTTACTACATCGGTAGGTATAGATATTTTATTTGTACTTGAATCAGGACTTAACGTAACTTTTGGTGCAGTATTAAAATGCCAACCTTCAAGTTGCACCTCTCTTGAAACATCGGCTAATACAGTATTTGCAATAGTTACATGTACAGGTAAATTACCTCCTGTGATTGCAGATACTGGGCTTTCACCTATGTATCGTAACATTGTATTTACTGCTTCTAATTCTGTAGTTGTTGTTGGCATATTTTCCTTTAAAAAAATTAAGGGGGCACAAAGCCCCCAATAAGTATAACTTACGTTACAACTCTAACTGCTGCTTCAGGACGAAGAACTCCATGACCCATAGCATATTTAGCGACTAAGGCTGTGCCTTGTTTAGTCATAATATACTCTGACTCAGTAGTTAAGTCCATTAACTTAACAGTACCGATAGCTGCTTTGTGTCCCGCAAGGAACTCTAAAGTAGAACCATCGATGTTATAACCTGTTCCTGACGCACCTGCAACATCATTGTTGGAGTTGTCATCATCTTGGTCTTGTGATGCTTCAGCAACTGCAATATCTGATAAGTGAGTAGATTTCACAATATCAATACCTGCAACTTGTAGAACACTACCTGACGCTAAGCTACCACCTGTACCTGCATTGAATCTGCTGTCAAGTGTAATAGCTGTTGAATCAGCACCTGCTAGTTTGTAGTAGTCAGCAGGTTTTAAGATAGCGAATCTGTCACCACTAGGGATATCATTTTCGTCTAACTTTTGAGCAACTAATGTTAGTGCTTGAATAAGCTTAGCCGCTGTAGCGATGTCAGCAGGAGCACCTGTAGTAGAACCTAAGTTAATAGTAATACCACCATTACCACCTATAAGACTCGCAGAGTCAGCAGTAGCTGCTAATGTTTTCATTGTAGCAATGTCGAAACGCTTAGCAAGAGCTTTACCTAATTCCTTAGAGTATATGCTTCTTACATCATAATGATTTTGCATTTCATCGATGTTAGCAATGAATGTTGAAGCTAATAGAACTTTATCAATATTGATTGTTCTTTCAGCATGTTTAATTTGAGAAGTGTAGTTAGAGCTAGACTCTAATATATCTTCTCCTACAGTATGATACTTCGCAGAAGCAACACCTGTAATAGGGAACTGAGCACTTTTCCCTGATGATATTGTACGAACAGTATGAAGGTCTTTCATTACGTTAACTTCTTCAAACGTAGTAAGAACTTCATTCGCAAACACCTTCAAGAACAACTCAGTAAAGTTGGTTCCTGTATTATTTACAAGACCCAAACGTGACGCATTGAAGTCGCCATTTGCCATAATAATCCTCCTTATGGATTAGTTGTTATTGTTGTTATTTGTTGAAGTGTCCTTTTCGCACATTTGGCTTTTGAGTTGTCCGACGCATCGGGCTCACTAGTTACTCTGAACTAATTTAGACTCGAAATCGATAAGGGAGACAAAGCTCCCTAATTTTATTTTTTTACAATTTTAATGTATTTAGTACCTCTGTAATTCAATACTATTTCTTGCATTTAATACCTCCATGGTTGGATGCGTTCCTTCACAGACTATCTGCTACTTCCGAGGTTACCCTTGAACGTATTAAATTATGCTCTTTTTATTTTTAAACTAACACGTGCAGGACGTGTATTAGCTACAAATTGTTTTCCTTTTGCTCCTGCTTTCTTTTTCTTTCTTGCAGTAGCAGCTCGTTGTGCTTTACTAAGACTCCTAGCTTTAGCCATAGGTAAACATCTATCAGGATTCTTTTTATTTTTACTGGTTCCACATTTACCTTTTATAGACCCATCTGTTCCTATACGTACCCAGTTTTGTCTTCTCCATTTAGCTAGTTCCCCCATTACTTCTTCTTTCTAATTCTAAGTTTTTTACGCTTACTTCCTTTTGCATAGTTGGGGTCTTTACAATATTTTGAAGCCGCCATATTTGCATAAGCAGATGGATACTTGTCAAAGGTACGCTTTGCCCAAGCAATACCTTTCGGACATATTTTAGCCATTTATTTTTTTCTAGCTTTCTTAATTTTATCTTGTAACGCTTTTGGTAACGTCTTTTGTTTAGCAGTTAATTTTTTACCTGCTGTTTTCTTTTTCATTGGTGGTCTTCCACGCTTACTCCCATATGTTCCTTTACCTTTTGGCATAATTAGCATCTCCATTTTCTTAACGCCAACGCTTTTCTCGTTGGTCTACCCTTGCTATCTTTCATAGCACCTTTAACTCCACGCATCCTTGCACAGAACGATTTTCTTCTTTTAGCAGCTTTACTACCACGCTTTACTTTACCTGTAACAGGACGTTGTAGATTACCGCCAGTAGCACGATTATACTTTCTTCTTCCTTTTTCAGATAATCCACCTGTAGGATTCTTATCTGCTTTAGTCATGCTAACACTTAATTTTTTTCTTTTCATTTACTTTATAAACTTTTTTGAAAACTCTTTTAAGACTTCAATAATATTATTCCATATTTCTTTTATCTTATTCCATAATTTTTTCATAACTACCTTTTTGTTTAAATTAGTTTTATTTTTACCGATTTTTACTAGACAAAACCGAAGAACCGAAATAAAATCCCACGATTGCCAAAACTGATGAGCGTATCTCACTCGTCATTAAGTAGGAATTGGAAACAGTAATCATCTCTTTTGATACTAGTCCAAGAGTCGCTAATAGACCACTAGGTGCATCACCTTCAATAGTAACACTTCCTCCTATCAATCCCATTAAGAATGGAAAGATTATAACACCAGTTAGTACCATTATAACAATAAATCTTCTAACCCAAGCACCACCTTCGCCACCTCTAGCAGCAGCTCTGTCTGCACTATCATCAGCAGCTTGTTGTGATTTCATGTTTGCTTCAGCTAATCTTTGTGTAGCTTCTGCTTGGCTTGCTATTAGTTTAAATACAAAACCACTAACATTACCTGTTATAAGTGATATAAGTTCAATAGGCATTATCTTAATTCCTTTAGTTTCTTACCTAAAGATTGCATAGTCAGTGGTACCGCTCCTTTTGCTGCTTGTGCTCCTAATCTCATAACATTTTTAATAGGGTCATTTTTCTTTAATTTTTCCATGGCAACTTTTAAAGCAGGATTAATTGAACTTTGCATACCTTTTATAAACGCTCTTTTATTTCCAATAGTTAATCCTAGTCTTTTAAGACCTTGTAATTCTTTTTCCATTATACATTACTCCTTGCTAATCTTTTTAATACTTCATCTCTATAAGCAGGGTCTGTTTCATATCGTTTATCCGCCATAGCAGCAGTAACTTGAGCTCTAGAACCAAAAGGCGGTACACCTGTACCATTAACAGAACCTTGTGCTATGCTAGGAGCACCTGCTTGTTGAAATTGTTTATATAAAGATTTGATAGCAAACTTAGCTTGTTGTACTGAACCTGATTCAACAGTTTGATTATAAGCTTCTAGGTCTTCATCAGACAAATGTTCAGCTGCCCAATTAGACATTTTTGTATACTCTTGCATACCACCAATCTCATTTGTAATTTCCATTTGTTGTTGATTAAGAATAGCTTGTTGTCCTGCTATATAATTATCAACCATCAATCTACTTAATCCACCTTCTTCAAGTGCTTTATAAGTTTCTTCAGATAATTCACCTTTTTCAGCATACTCTTCAGAAGCGTAGTTTATAGCATCTTGATAAGTAACTTCTTCATCTGTTGTTTCTTGTTCTGTTGTTTCTTCTTCTTTTGGTTGTGCACCCATTTTACTTTCAAGCTCACCATAAGCTTTTGCCATCTCTTCAACGTTAGCAAACTTTTCAGGAAGCCACTCAGGTCGAGTATCCTCTTCCGAATAAGTCATTGGTTTTTGAGCTTCTTCTGCTTGTTTTTCAGCTTGAGCATCAATAGCTTGTGCTGATTCTTCTAATGTTGGTTGTGCTTCAGCGTCTGCTGATGCTTCGTATCTATGAGATTCACCCATAATTATACCTCCTCGCTAGGTTGTTGTTTACTTAGGTTAGTTACTTGGTCACTAACTGCTTTTATTGCCGCACCACCCATACTCTTCATGGCTTGTTCTTGTTGAGCAGCTTGTGCCATTCGTTGTTGTTCCATCATTAAATCTTGTTCAGTCTTAACAAGTCCACCAGTTTTAATACCTAGTGCTGTCGCTCTACGTTTAAAGTATTCTGTTACATTTACATGACTTGCAACAGCTTGTGCACCTACTACTTGAGCGGCACCTGCTAAGAATAAATCTAATTTTTGTAAATCATTTCCTCTACCTAATGCTTCTACACCTGTAATAACAACAGGATTTACAATATCTTTTGGTAATTTAGGTATACGTTTATTTTTATTCATTACTGTTAATAAACGATTTATCATAGGTAATTGTAATTCATTACTTAGTAAAGAATACAGACCACCTAAAGATGACTCTAACTCTTGAGAAAGCATACGTATTTCTTCAGCAGTAACTCTTTCTGCTTTACGAACTACATTACTAGTTAATAAGAAAGCGTGTCCTAATCTATCTCTTATCGCATTAATAGTTTCTGAAGCGATTCTAAAGTCATTAAATTTATTTAATTGTAATACAGATATATCATTAGCATTACCTTGAGTTATAGCACCATTAGGACTTTCTGCTAATGTTCTAGCTCTTGTTGTACCATTAGGATTTACTAAGAATAATACTTTAGCAGCAGCACTAGAACCTTCAACAATAGCTTGTGTAAGTTTTTCTAATGATTGTAAATCACCTAGATATTCTTCTACATATCCACGACCATAATCTTCACCATCTATTTTACTAAAGCGTAAAGGAATGTAGGGTAAGTTATCTTCTTTATACATACCTGCTGTAGGCATTTGTATACCTTTAATATCTTGATATACTTTAAAACCATCACAACATCTAACTACTGCTGTATATAAATCACAATTATCTGTTTTATCTTTTGAATAACCTGATAAAGCTTCTTGCATTTCTTCAGGTAAAGCTTTGTATGCTATTGTTTCTTTTGTAGCAATAGTCATAACATTACCCATAGGGTCACGTTTTATAACATATCTATCTAAATGAAAGACACGTAAACCACCTTCATCAGGCATATATAACAAAGCATTACCAGTAACTATAAGATGTTTTAAAGCTTCGTGTATTCCTACTCTATAGGATTGAGCAGATACTTCATCCATCAAAGCATCTTCAATACGTTGTAATGTATTATCTATTTGCGTTAAAGCTTCTTCAGGAGCTCCTTCTTGACTTAAAATATAATCATCAACATTCAATCTAAAAAAAGGGGCATTAGGTGGCAAAAGAG